GCGTTATAAGTGCCTTGATAAGCATCGCTGTCAGCAATACCATCTAGAATCTGTTTGAATTCTTGACTGTCTACTAATGGTTTGCACTTAGCACGATATAAGTGCGGGTACCATGTGGCTGAAAATCCCTCTGCTGCTCTACTAACTTCTTCTATCACGAAGAAACGTTTCAGAGCAAATGTTAGATCATTGAGAGCATATTCATCTTTGAGATGCGGCAATTCTATCACGTCGCCTGCTATGATTTTACGACCTAGTTTCTCCACAGTGTCGGTGATGTGAAACGTGATAAAAATAGTGTCATTCTGTAGAAATAGTCCAAACTGGCTAAGGTTGAAATCGATGTCAGATATATTGTAGACGCCTCGCATCACATACACATCGGGGTCGTACTTGCGATCTCGGTTTTCTAAAAACAACAGATCCTGTATGTTTGCTACATTATCGGTGGCGTATGTAGGAGTGCTGGGCGTATCGCCTTGTATTGCGGCTCCTGTGCCTATGTATCTGTGCACCAGTACATCTGTGCCGCCAACCTGGAACATTTCCCAAGCGGATCTATCGATAAAGCGGAAATCATTGCCCTTTTCGGGACGGTATAAACTGAGTCTTGGCATAGTAGTATATTTACCGCTACGATAAATAACAGTATGAGCACATCAGACCAAGCCAAAAACTCTGTTTACAACTACTGCAAAGCCATGCTAGGCGATGGTATGGTAGATGTAGAATTAGATCCCATACACTACGACACAGCACTTAATCGTGCTCTAGCAACGTTCCGTCAGCGCAGCGATAACGCTGTGGAAGAAAGCTATGTGTTTATAACTCTAACAGAGAGCAACAACGAATACATTCTCCCCAAGGAAATTCAACAGGTGCGCCAGATTTTTAGACGCAGTGTTGGTTCTAGAACCGGTAACGGCACAGGTGGTACAGTATTCGAACCATTTAATTTGGCCTATGCCAACACCTATCTGTTAAGCAGTACCAACATGGGAGGACTACTAACCTATGAACTGTTTAGTCAGTATCAGGAATTGGTTGGCAAAATGTTTGGTTCTTTTATTAATTTTACCTATCATCCTCAGTCTCGCAAACTGATAATTCATCAACGTCCTCGCGGTGAAGAAAGCGTGATGTTACAGGTCTACAATACCAAGCCCGATTTTTCTATCATAGATGATGTGTATTCAGGACAATGGATCAAAGACTACAGTTTGGCCAACTGTAAAATGATGCTAGGCCAAGCACGAAGTAAGTTTGGACAAATAGCAGGCCCACAGGGCGGCACACAGCTCAACGGTACAGCATTGATCACAGAAGCACAAGCTGAGATGGAAAAACTCATAGATGATTTAATGAAATTGGTTCCCGGCGGCAGCGGCTATACCTGGATAACCGGTTGACCTTATAACTAATCTATATTATAATTGTTCTAAAGGGGACAATTTATGATCATAGGTGTATGCGGTTTTATAGGCTCGGGTAAAGACACCGTGGCCGACTATCTAGTTAATTTTCACGAATTTCGCAGAGAAAGTTTTGCGTCGACACTCAAAGATGCTGTGGCCAGTGTGTTTGGTTGGGATCGAACCATGCTGGAAGGGCGCACAGCACAGGCTCGAGAATGGCGGGAACAGGTGGATCCTTGGTGGGCAGAACGCTTAGACATGCCTACACTGACTCCTAGATGGGTGCTGCAATATTGGGGCACAGAAGTGTGTCGTAGATCGTTCCATGATGATATATGGATTGCTTCATTGGAAAACAAACTACGCACCAGCAAAGACCATATAGTTATTTCAGATTGTCGTTTTCCCAACGAGATTAAATCAATTAAAGACGCAGGCGGACAGATTGTTTGGGTGCAGCGTGGTGAGTTGCCCGAATGGTATGCAGATGCTATCAGTGCTAATCAGGGCAACAACGTAGGCCTTAATGCTATGAAGATGCGAAAAATACATGCATCAGAGTGGGCATGGTTAGGCAGTGAGTTTGACAGTACTATCAACAACAACGGTTCTATTGATGAGCTTTACGAACAGAGTGCGAATCTAGTAGTCGGCCACAAGATCGCCTTGCCTCCAAGTGATACCCTCTTTGCCTAAGACAGCGGCACAGTTCAAGCACACAGTTTTAAGGTTGTTGGGTCTGCAGTTGTTGAGATTTTCATCTATGTGGAACACACGAAACACCTCTGCGTGTTGAGATCGATAACCGCATTTTTCACATACAGTCTTGGGCTTATATCCTGCACGTTGCCAACGAGGAACATGCGCACCTGAACCATGTGCTAGACAGATTTCACACAGTGTTCTGTAGTAGGCACGGTTGTCTTTGTAGTAGTTAATGGCTCTAGGGCGCTGTGCGCAGGCCTTGCAGAGTGGTCGCATCCAATATTTACCCTTTTAGACCCCTTTTGTTATGTACCTAACTCGCTGTTTTTGGAATAGAATGCTAAATATTATGAGCAACTATTACCAGGAGAATAGGCGATATGGCACTTACATCACCAGGCGTACAAGTTACGGTAATCGACGAGAGTTTTTATACACCAGCAGAACCTGGTACAGTCCCTCTTATTGTCGTAGCTACGGCCCAAGATAAAACAAACGGGGCTGGTACAAACACAGCTTCAGCAACAACCAAAGCAAATGCCGGCAAAGCATTTAAAGTTACCAGCCAGAGAGATCTTACAGATCTGTTTGGAATTCCGTTCTTTGAGCAGACAGCGAGTTCAACTCCTATCCATGGCTCAGAGCGCAATGAATATGGTCTATTAGCAGCCTACAGTTTACTAGGGGTCAGCAACGCAGCATTTATTGTTCGCGCTGATGTAGACTTAGACGAACTTGCACCGTCAGTTGACGCCCCGGGAGCTAGTCCGGTCAACGGCAAATGGTGGTTGGATACACAGGCCACAACTTGGGGTATCCAAGAGTGGAACAGTGCTGCAGGATCAACCACAGGTGGACAGAAATTTACCAACAAAGTACCATTGGTGCTAACGGATGCAGATTTTCCTTCCAAAATCGAAAACAATGCACCTAAAGCTTCAGTGGGACAGATTGGTGACTACGCAGTGGTATTTCAAACTGTTGAAGGTGACACTTCCTACGGTACTGCCGAAGATCTTGCAAGAATCTATTACAAGTCTGCAGGTAACGGTACAGTTGCAGGCGGTGGTACACAAGTAGACGCAGGTGAATGGGTACTGCTTGGATCTAATGCGTGGAAGGCCAGCTGGCCAGTAGCAGTAAGTAACACATATGTAGGCACAATGTCAGGTACCTTGTTTGTCAACGGCACTTCAATTGCAGCAGGAAGTTTAACCACAATTGCAACTAACATTAACACAGCAGCTACCACAGGAATTACAGGTGTCACAGCTAGAGTATTAGCCAATAAATTATACATTTATTCAGACGGTAGATCCGCAGCAGACGGCACACCAGGTGACTCTACTGGCGCAGATGGCAGAATATTTCTAGACAGTGGCACAGCTTCTTGGAGTACAATCGGAATCGAAAGGGGTGAATACATTAGCCCTAAACTACAACAAACTCCGCACACAGATGTGCCGACCTTCAAGCGTAGCGATAACACTACTACTGTGGCAGGATATGCTACAGGGTCTGTATGGATTAAAACCACAGAACCAAACAACGGCGCTAGATGGAGAGCCAAGCAGTGGAGTTCAGCTACATTATCATGGGTAGCATCAGAAGCTCCTATATATGCATCTACCAATGCTGCACTTTACAATCTAGATCGCAGCGGTGGCGGCACTAACATCAGCGCAGACACTGTGTTTGTACAAAGCAATGCACAAGAAAACAGTGGATTTGATACAACACCAGACACAGCTGAATTCCGTGTGTGGTATAGACATGTGGCTGCTGGGCAAGGCACCAGCGTAACCAGCAATATTATCAAAAGTGGAACCTTTACCGCTGCTTCTACAAGAGTGTTTACACTTGCTGAAAGCATAGTGGGCCAGTTGGCTCTAGATGCAGCTAAGACCATTACGTTGTCCACAGCCACAACAAATGCTCCTACAGGCGACAACAGCGATGCAGACAAGTTGGCTGCTGCTATCAACGCAGCTGGGTTTACAAACATCGAAGCTTCTGTGGTAGCTGTTACAGCAACTCAGAGCAGATTGGTAATTACTCATAATGACGGTGGCGATTTTAGACTCACAGACGGTACAGGTACTCCGCTGTCAACTCTATTCACTCCATACAACATCAAGACCAGAGCTGGCACAGAAAACTTCTACAACATATCATTGGGTAGTGGTGCCGTAGGTGCCGAAGATCTTGCCACAGGTGCTGCACAAGACTATCTAGTATCAGGTTATCAGCCGTTAGCCGCACAAGATCCAAGATTCTCAGCTAGTCCAGATGCTCCATTGAATGAAGCAGCAGATCAACAACTATGGTACAATCCAAACTTTGCAGATATAGATATTATGATCCACAATGGCAACACGTTTGTGGGTTATAGACACGCAACAGCGCCTTATTATGAAGCTGCAACAACGACTCTAAGAACAGGTTATCTACCTATTGTAGCTGCCAGCAATCCTTATGTATCGGGTGTTACTGTATCAGGTGATCTATGGATCAGCACAGCTGATCTAGAAAACTTTCCAACTATATACAGATACAACAGTAATTTAACCGACATCGGTGATGTTACACTGCGTTGGGAATTAGTTGATAAGACAGATCAAACCACAGAAGAAGGTGTGTTGTTTGCTGATGCTCGTTGGAATACAGCAGGCACTTCATCGAGTGCTTCTACTATCGAAGACTTGATTACCAACAACTTCCTAGACCCAGATGCTCCGGATCCAGCACTATATCCAAAAGGCATGTTGTTATGGAATCTAAGACGTAGCGGCGGCAACGTTAAGCAATATCGCAACAACTATATTGATACTGCTACAGATAATCCACGCACAAGCCAATCTGGCGGTACTAATAACGGTGACGCATTTGTTAGCGGTTCAGGCCAATCTATGGAAAGCTACCATCCAGATCGTTGGGTAACAGCTTCAGGCAACAACGAAGACGGATCAGGCAGCTTTGGTCGCAAGGCACAGCGCAAAGTGGTCACACAGGCTTTGAAATCAGCGATTGACACAAGTCAAGAAATCCGTGATGAAGAACGCAGAAACTTCAATATCATAGCTTGTCCTGGTTATCCAGAAACAATGAGTAACCTAGTCAATCTCAACATTGACAGAGGCATTACTGCATTTGTCATCGGTGATACACCTCTAAGATTACCTGCAGACGCTACTTCGTTGAACAACTATGGTACTAATGCAGAATTAGTCACCGACAACGGCGACGACGGTATTGTGACATACGATGAATATTTGGCCACATACTATCCAAATGGATTTACCACAGACCTAAGCGGTTCTAACGCAGTGGTTCCAGCAAGTCATATGATGCTGAAGACTATCGCACTCAGCGACAATGTCAGCTTCCCATGGTTTGCACCGGCAGGCACACGTCGTGGCGGTATTACCAATGCCACAGCAGTGGGATACATTGATGCTGCCACAGGTGAATTCCAAACAGTGGCACTTAACGAGGGCCAACGTGATACATTGTATGACTTGAAAATCAATCCAATACCGTTCTTCAATGGTGTTGGCTTGGTAGCATATGGTCAAAAGACTCGTGCAAGAAATGCATCAGCGTTGGATCGTATCAACGTAGCACGTTTGGTAGTATATCTACGCAGCCAGTTGAACAAGTTGGCTCGTCCATATCTGTTTGAACCCAACGACAAGATTACCAGAGACGAAATCAAACAAGCGGCAGAAAGCCTATTGTTGGAATTGGTAGGCTTGAGAGCAATCTACGACTTTGCGGTTGTGTGTGATGAAAGCAATAACACTCCGTCTCGTATCGATCGCAACGAACTTTATGTTGATATCGCTATAGAGCCAGTGAAAGCCATTGAG